GTGACGATATCTTGGACTACTTGAAATCCAACCACTTTTGTAATATTGTTGGTGTATTTTGAAATTATTATTTCTTGCTGTGCGGCATGAACAAAAAATCCTTGTGTAAAGAAGTCTTGATTGCCCGCTGAGAATTTTGTACCATATCCGAATGAAGGATTAAGAGTAGTATTAGTAGTTTGAACAATAAGACGAGTCGATCCATTATTCTCCACAAGTTCTTCACCAGGAGTAACATTTATCGTTTCAGTCGAAGATGTTGCACTAAGAGTATTTGTATATTGAACATATAATGTTGCAGGGTCTGGTGATACTGCTATAACAACTTGCAATATTTGTACAGTGACCCCAGAAGTTTGTCCTACAAAAGATTTTCCAACTAAATTATCTGGAGATGCTGGTAATGTGTTTACAGACGTATTTAATTTGATAAATCTATATCTATTATTGATAGCAACACCACCAGCAGATACCGCCGCACCTTCTTTGAAGATGTTTTTACCGAAGCGATTGACCCCTTCTTGGATAATCGTTTGGAGTTGGGTCAGTTCTCTTGCTTGTAATGCTTTTTTATTGTTAAAGAGGATACGTTGAAAACTTTTATCTTCATCGTAGTCATCCCTATAAACATTTGCAAAAGTATTTGTGGTGAATGTCTTAACCATTATAGTTTCTTTCTATCAAGTACAATTGTCTAGTTTAATAACTATTTTAATATCTTCAGTTTGATTGGCAACTCTTTGCACTGCTGCCCTATTATCTATGTATAGAATATTACCAGACCTTGGGTGAACTTCTGGTTTAATTTTAGCAGAACTAGCAGAGATAACTCCAGTGCCAGATGCGCCATCTTCACTAACAGTTTCTCCAGCAACAAACGCCACATATCCAGTTGAATCAAACTGATGATAAAATAAATTACTATCAACAGCATTATCAAGAAACGCTCTTGCGCCACTTGTGGCACCTACTATATAGGTATCTTTTGTAAATGCAACACTTGGTGTTACTTTCATTTGATGTAACGCATTTCCAGAATTATCTGTGAAAAATTTACCAGTTGATCCATGGGAATCTTTCATATTTTTAATAATTCCAACTTGCCTAAAGTCTTGTCCTGTTATAAAGTCTGATTGACCTCCAGTAATTTTAGAATTTATCATTATAGATTTGGCACGTAAGTCTACAGCAGCATTTCCACCGATACCCATTGAGTTTGAAAGCACTGGTCTGATAGATGCTGTCGTTCCTCCAGCATGTACAGTAGTTATCAATGCACCGTCAAGGTCCGATCTTGTATGGAATGTGCTAGAATCAGATGCAAACAATACATTCTTTATTACCCCAGCAGCAGTTGTAACTAAAATGGTGGCATCAATCACACCATTAACTTTTATCTTACAAGAGTCTGTAAATCCTAGACCACCGCTATCCACAATAAATGATGTGATTTCACTACGCCGTGCGCTTAATTGAACAGAATTTTGTTTATTTTCCGCTCCAGTTGAATTTGAATCGACACTTTCAATGTATCGTACAGGCATCCAATCTTGAGTCATATGATAGTTTGCTTCTAAAGGAGACACACTGTATAAAAATTTCCATCTATAACCATCAGATGTTCCAAAAATATGGGTATTCTGTCCAGATGGTTTTACAATAGATGGGACGGTTGCACCAGCAGCATTTCTACCAGTTACTAAACACATATAAACATCTTGAGCATCAGTCATAATATAATATGGGATACCATCGGAATCATATTGACTCATGGTCCTACGGTCATCATACTGAGCATACGTTACACCACTGACCCAATTTTGTTTCTTAACAACAAGAGAGGCAGAATTTATTTTGATTACGCTTTGTAATCCTCGACGAAAATCATTTTCCTCATCAACATCAGTTCTTGGTGCTGGGGCAGAATCAGAACCATTCTCCCATGATTGTGATTTGGATAGTCCCAGATAAAAAGATGGACTAACACCAGTAGTAATATTTTTCAACACTGGTTGAATTAGTTCTTGCTTGAGTGCTTCAGTTACAATTGATGCCATGTTATTCCCTACTTTAGATTAAAGCGTCCTTAGTTTCTTGTATCGTCTTTCCCTTAATATCGCTTATAAGAGATGAACCTATACTGTACTTGGTATTTATATAGTTAGAATTAGGTTTACAGTCACAAAACTCTTTAATTGTTCTATATCTGTGTGCTGGAAAATTAATAGAATTTCCAACACTATCGTATGGGGCAAGTGCTGCATTAAATTGAAAACAGAAATTACTGACAGTTAATGCATTGAGATCACAACTATCTTGATTATAATTTCTAATATGCCGCGAAGCACCATAGTAATCAGAATCTATAGAAGATTTTATTTCTGACAAAGGGGTACTATTTACTCTTTCGATAGTGATAAGACTTGCATCCAATCCTGTTGGACCATACATGTTACCAATAGATGCGTCATATGATAAACCCCATTCCAGTTGCCCAGATGAATCATCAAGTTCCAGAACAGCAGAATTGTTGAAAACGCCAGAAGGACTTGCTTCTATGATTACGACATTTCCAGATGGAACTAATGTAGTGCAATCTAGAGGAATGTGTTCCATAGAAAAATGATGAGAATTTTCTATTGCTAGGTCAGGATCAACTAATGGTGTTGGTGTTTCAGACTTTATGGTGACCGAATTATTGGTATCTATCTGCATTTCTGCTGCAAGATGAAATCCTGCTGGGTGTACAAATTTTCTATAGAAGTCTTCATACTCACCAAGAGAAGTTTTAGATTTAATAAGAACCGACAAGACTTGATAAACACCACCATCTTGAATTACTTTTGTAGATTGTGGTCCAATTTCTGAAGCACTATCTCCAACCATGAATAAATCTTTTTTAGGGTAGATTATCTCAGAGGTGGTATCATTATAAAATGATCTGAAAAATCCTTTTGCCGAATACAAAGAACCTTTGACTCTGAAGAATTTAGCAAAATTTCTTAGTACTTCCCTTGGTTCATTAAAAAATTCTTGACCCATACCCAAGGCAAATTCTTCAAACATATTATCGATATATGAAAGTTTAGTAGTTCCTATGTCCCTAATATCATACAAATCCTTAATAACATCATTGAATTGACCATCGGAGTCCATGTAATTATAATAGGTCTCTATAAATGTTATAAGATTTGGGTAATCCGCAGCAAAATGTTCTGGCAGAATATCCGATACCAGAGTAGAATTTACAGTTTGATCTATTCGATTTTCTTTCATTTTACAATACTATCTTTTGATCTGTATGTTCTATATTACCATAAGATCGTGATGCGCCACCATCTAATGTAAGTATATAATTTCTTAAAGGAGAAACGACTGCTTGGTTTTGTGGAACTGCTGAGACCTTTATTTCTGCCAAACCACCAACAATAGTAGTTGGCGCAAAGGTATTAAGTATGAGTATTCCGTTAATATTATCATACGAACCTATTCCAGTTTCAAGTACAGTTCCAGTAGAAGGAACAAAAATTTCTATCGCATTTGATGATAATTTATTTCTAAAAATACAAGAACTGCCTCTATATGTAAATCCCGAAGATGTTATGGTATGTGAAGTGCCGTTGAAAGCAGCAATAGCAACTGGGAAATTTATGCTATATGATTTACTAGTTCCTAAAGTTGGTGAAAATCTTTGCTGGATTTTGATATCCATCTTAGATGATAATATAGAACGGTCAACAATGTCAATACCTGTTAGCAGTGGAGACCTTCTAAATTTACTTTCAAATTTGCCCAAATTAGTTGAAAAGTATGTAGAAATATAACTATCAACTAAAGTTTCTAAGGTTGATAATGTGGATGAAGTTAACCCATCATTATAATAAAATTCTGTGGTCGTTTCGATATATGTTATCTGTGGTTCTACAAATACGTTGTCTATAGACATGATAGATAAATTATCAGTAAATGAAGTTTTTATTTGATCATAAGTAGATGTTTTTACTGCATCCGTTGTTCCTTCTGGGAACTTTAGTGACATATACACTTTTCCATAATCTTTTGGAACATTTTGCTCACCGCCCCAAACTGCTGCGTCCGTTGCGTTAGGAAACTTTGATAGTATCATACCTTTATAATCTAATGGTGTTACCAATCTCTGCTGAGAAGAAAATTGAATTGGTGCCAGTTTTTTAATTTGATCAATTGATTGTCTATTTGTTCCAGAATGTGACGCTATTTGTTTTCCAACACTAATATTATAAGTGACGCCATTTACCGCCAAAGTACTCACAGCAGAAAAGGTTGTAGAACCATTTGCATCTGGACCAGAAACTATATTGTATGTAACCAATATTTTTCCACCAACAGGTGGAGATTTGCCGAAGGACACTCCATCGCCAAAATTAATTTCATAATGACCGTTTGGTGCTTCTTTCACATCATAGTATTCGGTTATTGCTGATACTGTAATTGCATCATCTAGAAACGTGTAAGTAGA